ACGCCAGGTGTCGAGTACGCTTTCGAGTTAAAGTACGGCGCAGGAATTAGTAAAGTCCTACGTGATCATGAAAGGCAAACCGAGATTTATTTCTTGGCCCATGAATGCTTACGTAGGGCTAACGTGACTGTACCTGTATTTGGAATTGAGTTTATTGACAGCCTAGAAACTGTCGAGGTATTAGACGAAGAAAAAAAATAATACAGCGTGATTCTACGCTCTATGCGATAGCAAGTTTGTCTGTAGAGCTAGGGATTGCGCCTAGTGAGTTCATTGACATGGACCCAGAGATGTTACGGGCTATTGTGCAGGTCTTGCAAGATAGAGCTAAGGAGATGAAAAATGCCAGTAGTCGTAAACGGCGTTAGAGAGTTCCTTAAAGCTATAGATCAATTAGATGATGACATGTATAAGAATGTTAAAGCACAGCTAAAAACACCTATGCTAAAGGTAGCGGCATTAACTAAACAAGAGTTCCCGAACAATGCAGGCGTGTTAAGTGGTTGGCTAAAACAAGCACCAGAAGTTGCAGGGCAGAAAAAACCTTTTCCTGCTTACGATCAAGGCCAAGCACAGGCTGGCATAAAATATAAACTAGGCCCTAATAAGAAAAACAATAAAGGATATTCTGTTTACAATTATGTAAGCAACGAAAACCGAGCAGGTATGGTATTTGAATGGGCCGGTAGAAAGAATAGACAAGGCACACCTGGTGGAGCATCATTAAATCCGAATGCAAGCGCACAGTTTATTGCAGCCTTGCCACCATTAGTAGATGCAACACTAGAAGGATCTGTAGGTCGTAGAGGTCGCAGAAATACTGGTCGCGCTCTATACAAAGTTTGGAAAAAAGAACAAGGCCCTATATATGCAAACATAGAAAAAGCATTAAACGATGCAATCTTTGCTTATTACAAGAAGTTACCTTTAGAGAAAAAGGGTCAAGTTTTGCAATTCTATAAAGAGCGATCAGCTCGTGGATTTACAGGAGTATAACTGTGCCAACAATTGTAGCCTCGGTACTTAGCACCTTTGATAATAAAGGATTAAAAAAAGGCAAGAAAGAAATATCAACCTTTGAAAAACAATTAAAAAGTTTTACTAAGGTCTTTGCTGCCGCGTTCAGCACGGCTGCAGTATTAAGATTTTCGAAAACAGCTATAAATGCTTTTATAAAAGATGAAGCAGCTGCTAAGTCTTTAGCGGTACAGCTGCAAAATATGGGCTTTGGGTTTGCCACCACAGAGGTAGAGCGTTACATAGCCAGCCTAGAAAAAAGCACTGGTGTGCTTGATGATTTTCTTCGCCCAGCGTTACAATCTTTAATTACAGCTACTGGATCATTAACTCAAAGCCAAAGAGGTTTAGCTTTAGCATTAGATATAAGTGCTGCTACAGGTAAATCTGTTCAAGAAGTAAGCACGGCACTTGCTAAAGGATTTACTGGACAAACTACTGCTTTATCTAGATTAGGCGCTGGTATTGATAAGGCCACTTTAAAAACTGGCGACATGAATAAAATAATGACTTTGCTAGAAAACAAATTTAAAGGACAAGCACTAGCACGTTTAGATACTTACGCTGGCAAAATGAGTTTGTTACAAGGTGCTGCTGCAAGAGCATCAGAAACTATTGGTGAAGATTTAGTAAATTCTATATCAGTGCTTTCAGGACCAAATGGAGTACAGGGCGCTGCTGATTCAATGGAGAATTTTGCTACCAACATAGGTAATGCTATTTACGGCTTGTCAATTTTAATTGCTCAAACTAAAGAATTTGTTGGACTAAATAAAAATCAGGATAGTTTTGCCAACAAGTTTTTACAGTTTCAATTAACTGGCGGAGTCATTGGTTTAGGATTTCAAGCTTTAGCCAATAAAGGTGCATCAGCTAAAGCAGCTCAAACTCAAACTAATGTAGGTGGTTATGGTGGAATTCCAACAGCTACGGAAGCAATTAGACTTAAAGAATATTATGCAATTAGAAATGCCATTGCTTTGCGTAAACAAGAAAACGCTGCCCTAAAAGCTAAGACTGCAACAGATAAATTAAAAGATAAATTTGATCTAGAACGCATAGGGCTTACAGCTGCATTAAACGCTGCTACAGATGAAGAGACTAAATTACGCATTAAGGCTCAAATAGCCATATTAGATAATAACGAGGCCTTGGCTAAGAAGATACTAGCTGAACTGGCAGCGGCTGATGCTGCTAAAAAATTTGCTGATAACTTCCAATTTGCTTTAGATGCAGTTAAGTCAATGACAGCTAAAATCAATGCGTTTATTTTAAGTATGGGTGGCAAGTTGCCTACATTAACTGAGGATGCAGGTCCGTCACAGCCTACGTTTGTACCGTTAACGGCTGGATATTTCCAAGATCTAGCAACGCAATTAGTAGGCACAACTGGTTATGCTGGCATGAATGTGGCGCAAATAGCAACCGAGAGAGCTAGAGAATCAGGCAATAGATCTTTAGATGTTAACGTAAGAATTGATTCACCATCTGGTGACAAGTTTGCACAATTAGTAGCGGAAAGTATTCAGGTTGCTGGACGTACTGGCTTTAGCACCACTGGTGCAGGACAGTTACCGTAATGGCAGTACCAGTAATAAATGCAATAATTAACTTTAGCACTGGGCCATCCTTTGCTCAGGCTATGATTATCGATCAAGGTATATTAGGCACTAACGTTTTAGCGGATTCAGCAGCTGTGATTGTAGATGTGTCTAATCAGGTTAACCGCATAGAGACCAATAGAGGCCGTACTGCATTATCCGATCAATTTCAGACAGGCGCACTTACTCTACGCATTACAGATCAAAATGGCGACTTTAACCCACAGAATGTAAGCAGTCCATATTATGAATTACTAACACCAATGAAGAAAGTGCAGATTACTGCTACATATGGCAGTGTTACTTATCCTATATTCTCAGGATTTATTACAAGTTACGTCACTACATATCCAGGTGAGTCAGATGACACTGTAGCTATAACAACCATACAAGCTGTAGATGCGTTCAGGTTAGCCCAGATAGCACAGATCAGCACGGTCACAGATGCCACTGCTGGACAATTATCTGGCACACGTATCAACAAGATATTAGATCAAATTGACTGGCCTGATTCAATGCGTGATATAGATGCAGGTCTCACTACTATGCAGGCAGATCCAGGCACTAACCGCACAGCCTTATCAGCTCTTACTACTGTATCCACTTCAGAGTATGGTGCTTTATACGTAGATGGTTATGGATCATTTGTATTCCAAGATAGAACAGTAACCGTTGGATCTATTGGTGCCACACCTACAGTCTTTGCAGATAACGGCACAGGTATTGTTTACTTTGATGCAAGTTGGACATTAAATGATGTGCTTATATTTAATAAAGCCACTATTACTAGGAGTAGTGGCACAGCACAGGTAGCGTTTAATCAGGCATCTATTGACAAATATTTTTTGCATAGTTACTTCCAAGACAACCTACTTATGCAGACTGATGCAGTAGCCCTGGATTATGCCCAGGCTTATGTAGCTAGTAGAGCAGAAACCACGATCCGATGTGATGCCATAGTCCTAGATTTATACACGCCTAACTATGATACAGGTGTAGTAGCAGCCCTAGACCTAGATTTCTTTGATCCTATAACCATTATTACTACCCAGCCAGGTGGATCTTTGCTAGAGAAGACCCTACAGATTTTTGGTGTACGCATGAACATAACACCAAATAGTTGGAAAACAACCTTTACAACACTCGAACCTGTCATAGATGGGTTTATAATAGGCAACGTAGATTACGGTGTCTTAGGACAAAACGTACTTTCTTATTAAGGAGCAATAATGGCAACAGGATTTCCAGCATCAACAGGTGACGTACTTACCTCTGGCATGTTTAATGGCTTAACTGCATTTACAATAGGTGCTGCGAACACAGTAGATTACACAGCTGTACTTGCAGACCAATACCAGGTATTAGAGATAATGAATAAAGCAACAGCAATAGCATTTAACATTCCAACAGACGCGTCTGTAGCATTTCCAGTAGGCACAGCAATAACAGTATTAAATATTGGTGTAGGTACTTGCACAATTAGCGCAGTAACACCAGGCACTACTACAGTATTAAGTGCGGGCGCAGTTGCAGCATCACCAACGCTTGCACAATATAAATCTGCAGTATGTATTAAAACAGGTGCTAATGCGTGGTATGTAGTAGGGGCTATTGCATAATGATAGGTAACATAGTTGCAGGTTTATATGGTGGTGCTGTTGCGCCATTAACAGTTGATTATTTAGTAGTTGCTGGCGGCGGCGGCGGTGGTAATGGTGGTGCTGGTGAAGGCGGCGGTGGCGGTGGTGCTGGTGGATATAGAACTGCATTAGCATTGTCACTTAATCTTACGACTAACTACACAGTTACAGTTGGCGGCGGTGGCGCAAAAGGTAGCGGTGAAGCCCCTGGAAGCCAAGGTTCTAACTCTGTCTTTTCTACAATCACTTCCAGTGGTGGCGGTTTTGGTGGTGGCTGGAATGGATCAGCACAAGTAGCAGGTAATGGTGGTTCAGGTGGTGGTCGCCAAGGTGGTAATTATGGTGGCTCTGCTGGAACTGGTAACTCTGGTGGTTATACACCATCTGAAGGTAATAATGGTGGTACAGGTGAAAATACAGGATTAGCAAAAGGCGGTGGCGGTGGCGGTGGTGCTAGTGCTGTTGGTAGTGCTGGTAGTGGCTCAAATGGTGGTGCAGGTGGTGCAGGAACTGCCAATTCAATTTCAGGTTCATCTGTAACTTACGCTGGCGGTGGCGGTGGTGCTGGTGGTAGTTCAGGTGGTGCAGGTGGTGCAGGTGGCGGCGCGGCTGGTGTATCTAATACAAACGCTACTGTTAATTCAGGCGGTGGCGGTGGTGCTGGTTACAATCAAGCAAACAGTAGCGCAGGCGGTTCAGGAATTGTTATTTTGAAATATTCAAATACATTTACAATATCAAATCCTGGTGGTGGATTAACATTATCTACTACAACAAGTGGATCAAATAAAATTACTAGCGTTACAGCTGGTACTGGGAATGTGAGTTGGGCATAATGGCACATTACGCATTCTTAGATGAAAACAATATTGTTACCGAAGTAATAGTAGGTATTGATGAAACAGAAACTATTGAAGGTTTAGATACAGAAACTTGGTATGGAAACTTTAGAAATCAAACGTGCAAGCGCACAAGTTACAATAACAAAATTAGAGGCAATTACGCTGGCATAGGTTTTATTTATCTTCCATTAGAAGATCTTTTTATGCCACCTAAATGCCATGTAGAAGCAATACTAAATGCTCAGTCTGCTAAATGGGAATGCACAAATACAGATCATGAGAGAGTTAATGACATCTAAACCATGGCTATGCGCTGCAGGTACACAGTTAAGAGATCAGATTGATACCTGGTACCCAGATCGTCGCTCTACCAGTGATGGGTGGCTGGGTGATGCTCGTCATTCCGCCAGAAAATCGGATCATAATCCAGATGCAGGATGTGTCAGAGCCATTGATGTGGATTCTCGCTTGGATTCATCCGAAGGGATGTCAGTATATTTGGCTGACCAAATCAGAATCTGCGCAAAAACCGATAAGCGCATATCTTACGTAATCCATAATGGCATGATTGCTAGCAAGATACTTAATTTTAAGTGGCGTAAATACAAGGGATTCAATAAACACACAAAGCACATACATATCAGTTTTACAAAGTTAGGCGATAAAGATAATAAGCCGTTTGATATACCACTACTAGGGGGTAACTTATGAAGATCAGTGAAAAGCAGAAAGCAATACTTAAATCATACTTTAGGGGTGTTCTTGTATCATTCTTAACATTCTTAGCAAGTAATGAATTAGGACTAGATCCAGTTATATCAGTAGTAGTGGCCGCACTTGCAGGCCCAGCAGCTAGGGCTTTAGATAAATCCGATAGTGCTTATGGCATCGGTGCAGATGAAGCATGAGCCCCGCAGAATGGGCTTCTTTTGGAGCTGGCGCATGCGCCGTATTAACAAGTTTATTAGTGGGTCTGCGCTTTCTTATTAAAGGCTGGCTCAACGAGTTACGTCCTAATGGTGGATCTAGCATGAAGGATCAGTTAACTAGATTAGAGCAGCGTGTTGATGATCTGTATTCTCTAATAGTTAAGAGACAATAAACACATGGCTGATATAAGACGTAAACGTAAAAAGATCAATAGGCGTGTGGTGCGTAAATCACCAGAGCCATTAACTAAATTAGAAGTGTTTTATATTGCCAAACATGAAATGTTTAGAGCTGCACGCAAAGCTGGATTTACAGAGAGCGTTGCACTTTATCTAATGGATAGCCCATCATCTATGCCCGACTGGGTAGTAGGCGAAGACGGCATTATCCCAACTATTCCTACTCCAGAAGAGGATGAAGATTAAGCGTTGGCTAGTAATATCCGATTTACAAATCCCATATCACCATGAGCATGCAGTCAAGAACGTCATTAAGTTGGCAAGACGTGAAAAATTTGACGAGGTTTTATGTGTTGGCGATGAGATCGATTTTCAAACAATTAGCAAGTGGGCCGATGGCACACCTTTGGCTTATAGTCAGACTCTTAACGAAGATCGTGCAGCTTGTCAAGACATTCTTTGGGATCTTACCGAGTACAGCAAGAAGGCTAGCGTTATCCGCAGTAATCATACTGATCGCCTTTACAATACTTTATTAAAAGCACCTGGACTTATAGGTTTACCAGAACTTCAATATCCTAAGTTTATGGACTTTGCATCTATGGGCATTGATTATTACAAAACAGCTTATGAATTCCACCCTGGCTGGGTATTAGCACATGGCGATGAAGGCAGCATGAGTCAGCACGCAGGTATTACAGCTCTTAACCTTGCTAAAAAATGGGGCAAATCGGTCATAGCAGGACATAGCCATAGACTGGGCATGAGTGCCTATACAGAAGCCATAGGAAGCCATTACAG